TGCAAGGGCTGTTGCCTCTTGATTTTCACGCAAAACACGCTCTTTTTCGCGTCTTTCGTCGTGTGCAAGCCTCTTTAGAGCTACAAGTTTGCCTTTTACCTTGGCTGAATAGTCCTCTAACTCGTCGTTATAGAGGTCTTCTGCCACTTTTTTAGGCAAAGGTTCGCGGTTTTTGTCCTTTTCAGGGGTGTCGTCTTCAATATCTACCTCGATGTCGTCGTCTTCAGCCTCGTTTTTGGCTTCGGATTCGATTTCATCAGGGAATTTAAACTCTTCTTTCTCGTATTCAGCCATTTCTAGCTCCTTATTTACGTTTGATTCCGCGAGGATCATCTACTACGGCTTCAATGGTGTCGTCATTGATCAAACGGAAGTCTTTGCCGTGGATTACCAGCCTAGAACCTGCGTTTGGACGTACTAAAACAAAGTCTCCCACCTTGCACCAAGGCCCAGAAGGGAACTTCTTAGGGTCTTTGTATGCATCTGGACCCATTGCAACCACAAAAAGCACTGTGGTTAGCATTTCTTCAAAGTGAACGGTTGTTGAAGATTTGATAAGACCGTTTTCAAACTCTTCTTCAACTTCTGGTACTGCACAAAGAACGTGATACCCGGCTGGGCGGGGTAGTTGTTTGGCTTTGTCTTCGGCGTTTTCAGGTACTTCGCCGTTTTCTGTAGCCAATACGAGTTTAGTCATCGGATTCCTCAACTTTAGAACGTAGGTCTGTTAGGTTTAAACGGGCGATGCGTAGACCTTTAACCACACCGACCATTTCTTTGTACTCCGGGAAGTCGCGGGGCGAACCAATCGACATCGCGTCTTGGAGTTGTTCAATTTTGTCGTCAATCTCGTCAATAAGAATGCGTATGTACTTATCAATCATTCTTGACCTTTTTGTAATCTGGCTTGTTCAATTGCCGTTTGTACACCCAATCGCGTCCGTTCTAGTTCGTGGTCATGAGCGTTACGTTCTTGGGCTTGTTGTTGCTGCGCCTGTATACGCATTGCATCTGTTTGTGCCTGTTGTTGAATTCTTTCTCTTTCAATCTGGAGTTGTTGCCCTTTGATCTGGGCATCTGTTTGGTCTTTTGTTGCTTTACGTTGAACTTCTTGTCCTTTGATTTGAAGTTCTGCTTGTTGCATTTGAATAAGCGGGTCTTGGGCTTGTTGCTGCGCTTGCTGCTGCGCGGCTTGAGCTTTATTGCTCTGTAGCAATTGTTGCGATGCAACAGCAATAAGCTTGGAAAGCTCCACTTCAAGTTCTTTTGGAAGTTCTTTGTCGGGCGGTGGCATAGTGACGCCCATTTGTTTCTCTAGTTTTGCCCTATAAGAGAACCCTAGATGGTCTGCAATATGCGCTTGCAGGGAAGACATGATCATTTGCGCTTGCGGGTTTTGACCAATTGTTTGCATAACAACTGGGTCCTGCATGAACGCTTGGTGCGCTGCAATATGGGCGTCTTGGTCCTGATAGATAAACGCCTTTAAGGGTTTGCCTTTCATTGCGCTAATGTTTTCGGACATTGGGTCCATTGGTTTCTGGTCGTCTTCCAATGCAACCAACTTATTAGCATTTGGAATGCTAAGAACTTCAAGCATTTGCCTATGTAGATAGGCTAAGTCATACAACTGTGGCGCTTGCTGTGCAAGTTGAATGACTGCCTGATATTGAACAACTTTTTGAGAAAGCGTTGCGGCGTTTGGGTCTGACACGGGGATAACATCCACCATTTCATAGTCAGACTTCTTAGCTTTTCTATCCCCCTCAATAGGCTGGTACTCATACTCTTCTGGCGTATAGTCTGCAATGATGGTTTTAAGCAGACGAAGCTCTTGCTTCATGGAGTAATGGATACGGGCTTGGACCGCACTCATTACCTTTAGGGTACGCTCTAGGATGGCTAACGTTGTCCCTACAGGGGCGTTAGCAGACATGTCAGACGCTTGGAAGTCTGCGGTGTTAGCAAACCTACGCCCATCGTCTACGATTTGATTTAAGAGCGTTAGAAGGACTTGGCTTGGTTCTTTGTAGGGCAACAACATCAAGTTGTCTTTGATTGCCCCTGACGGAACGTCTACGTCTCTAAACTCTGCTGGGGCAATTGGGGTGTCGTCACCTTTGACCCGCATTCCTCTTGTTTTAAAGCCTCCGGGCAGATTAGCAAGAGTTCCGGCGTCAACCAACTGTCTAATGATAGAAGTGCCAGACTTGGCGAAAGCCCCAATAAGATGAATAAGACCAAAACAATAAAATCCAAAACCGGGGATGTACCCATAATGAACAAAATGCTGGCGTTTTTTGTGTGTCTCATCACTCTCTTCCCAGTTCCTGCGAATGGCAAGGCATTTATTGCTGCCCTTCTCAACTGTGACAAGGTATGGCAATGCTAATCCAGTGGGTTCGCCGTCCTCATCCGTGTGTTCTAGTCCGGGGATGTCAAGATTTACCTGCATCTCAAGTAGCTTGTATCGGTCGTCTGATGAGGCCCGAAATCCCATCTTTTCGGCAATCTTCTTTTCAACCTCATCTAAAGTGTTGTTGGGTTCGCCAAGGTCAATATCAGCATAAAAACCTAGAACTTGAAGACGGCGAAGCTCATTCTCGGTCTTCCTCATTACATGAGTGACGCGAGGGGATGTTTCAATGTTGGATGCGCCGTAAGGAACCACAACATCTTCAGCCGGTACAAACAAAGCTGTTTGCCTGTTTAAACCGGGATCAAAGTAGACCTTACGGAAAGCGTTGCCTGAAATTCCCAGACCCCAAAGAAGACGTTCTGTCTCCGGGCGGTACTCGGTCATTTCATCAGTCAACCGATAGTTCATGTCGGCTTGAACCCGAGCGGCGGCGTCTTTCTTCTCTGGAGTTTCCTTGCCTATGATCTCGGTCTTTACAGGACCGGAAGCAGGGAAGATCTCCATGATTGTCTCTGCTTGGAACTTAACCAAGGCTTCCGACAGTAGCGGGTGGTAAACGCCACAGGCACCCGGCCACGGGTCCATGCGCTCTTCAATTTTTAATCCTAAAAGCTCAAGACCATCTACATAAGCTTTGATCCAGTCTTTACGGGCAGAGATATCATCATCAAAGTCACTAAGAATATCTGAAACAAGTTCTTCTACAACCCGTGGGTCAAGATGCTCTACAAGGTTCTCATCAAACCCAATAGGTTCTTCAGGTTCTTCTTGGGTTGAACCAAGTTCATCATCAACTTCAATGTCTAGCTCCTCTCCGTCATCGAGAGCTTCAAGACCTTCTGGTGCCGCGTAGAGAGATTTTTCAATAGACATTAGTAATACGCCATTTTACGTTTAAACACTGGCTCTTCTTCTTTCATGTCGGATTCCAACCTAATGAAACCGCCTTGTCTGAATCTAAGAAGAGCCTGACTTGTAGAATCCACAAGGTCGTCGTGGTCCCCGTTTGGAAAAGACGCGACCTCTTCAACTAATTCCTCTGCCCATCTGGTATCTGGTGCCCAGACCAAACCAGAGGCAAATACATCTGATATTGCGTTTACACGGGCAATCTTATCATTGCCTCTTGATGGCGTGTATTCCGACAATGGAATACCTAGTTGCCTTAGTTCATAGATTAAGGGAGCGCCTGCTGCTTTCTTTTCAATAATCAATGAATCTGGCTCCCATTCTTTGTACATCTCTAATGCTTTCTTTTTTAAAGCCGGGAACTCCATTCGATCTTTAAAAGCATCCAATAGGATGATGTTGGCTATCTCATCTCCATTCTCATTTGGATGATAGAACACGCCCCATGTTGTACAAGCGGAGTAGTCAGCCCTTGAATTCTTTTCAAAGGCTGTATCCCAAGACTGTATAAGGTACTCGCATTGCGGGGGATTATCTTTTTCCCAGACTTGCCACATCTCCCGCTTGATGATTGCCCCCTCTTCAGAGGTTGGGTTCTGCTGGTACTGGGCTTCCCACTTGCTTACCGGGAGTTCATTCTTGATTGCCTCTAGTTCTTTCTGGCTCCAGAACTCAGGCCACAAAGGATTTCCTGAAGGCATCAATGCGGGAAGTTCTATAACTTCCCATTCATCTGCATCCCGTTTGATTGCGTTGTTAACAATCTGACCAGTTAGATCTCTTTTAGACCATCTGGTCATAACAACAACAATAGCCCCGCCCGGTTGCAAACGCTGTCTAGGACCGGCGTTGTACCATTCAAACACGCGGTCATAGACTGCGGGGTTTCCTAGCATTGCCTCTTGTTCTGAATGCGGATCATCAATGATTAGAACATCTGCGCCCTTGCCTGTAACAGCTCCACCAACGCCGATAGCGAAGTAATCGCCTCCTTTGTTGGTGTTCCATCTACCTGCCGCTTTGGAATCAGTTGATAACTTGGTAGGGAAGATTGCCTGATATTCGGGAGTGTTAACAACGTTACGCACCTTCCTACCAAAGCCAACTGCTAACTCAGCGGTGTGCGCGGTCTGAATGATCTTCTTCTCTGGGAACTTACCTAGAAACCACGCAGGAAACAGAAAAGAGGCAAACTCACTCTTAGTGTGACGGGGAGGCATGTTAATGATCAGTCTTTTCAAATCGCCCGAGGCAACTCTTTCAAAAGCCTCTGCCATGATTTGATGATGCCTTCCAGATATAAAGACAGGCCACATCTCTTTTACAAAGGGTAAGAAATTTTCCTTACAACGCTCAACCTTATCTGCCTTTAAAAGTTGAGCAATCTTCCCAATGTTGGGATGCCCCTCTGGAAGGGCATCCAGAAGCTTGCGATAGTCTTTTACTTCCTGTTTTGTTAACAAACTCATAAGGCAAGTATCTTCTTAATGCCCTTGTCAGCCACCTTCAAACTCCTAAACTTGTGAGCTTGCACTCTTAGGTAACCCTTTTGCCTCAATGTATGAACAATCCTATGAACGTTAGATCTGCTCTTTAACTTCATGCCTTGTGCAATGTTGTTATACGAAGGCGGATAGCCTTTTAACTTGATATACGCATGCACAAACTCAAGCACTAGCTCTTGCCTAGGGGTAAGTCCTTCTTGCTTTTGAAACATACCCCCCCCCCGGTAGAAACACGAACGTTCGTATGGGGGGGTATTCTATACGCAAGTTTAAACATTGCAAGTCATAATTTGCAATAGGGTGGGGGGGTGTTTGGATGATAGCACTTGTTGGGGAAGTGGTGATGGGATGTGTGGGACAGAGTGTAGGG